AAACTGGTCCAAGAGATCAGTCCAATCTTTGCATGGATATCAAGTGATGCATTTGAAGAGGCAAAGTTCCCCCCTCTGAATTGGTACAGTGACGATGTGCATTGTATGGATTTGGTGAGAAAAGGCTATGGCCACTATGTGAGCGCAAGTTACGTTCACCACATTGGCTCAAACACCATTGGCTTTGACGCGCAAAAACTGCATGACCAGGCGCTGCCATGGCTCAAAGAGAATCGGCCAGAATATGCGAGTGCCTGGTTTGATTCTTAATCTAGGGTCCGGCAAGGACTGGAATGCTGAGTATCTGAATGCAGATATACAGGCCAGCAAGAATCCTGACTGGCTGGTCGATATCAGCAAAGTGAAATGGGGCGACACGCTAAAGACTAGGTTTGGGCAGCTGGAGATCGTGCCAGGTATGTTTGAGGCCATTGTGGCCAATGATGTGCTAGAACACATTCCCAACTTGGTCGATGCCATGACCAACTGCAAAGAGCTTTTAAGGGTTGGCGGCCAGATGCGGATTCATGTGCCATATGACTTGAGCCTTGGCGCTTGGCAGGACCCGACCCATGTCAGGGCATTCAATGAGAACTCTTGGCGGTATTACACCGATTGGCACTGGTACTTGGGGTGGCCAGATCGGTTTGAGTTGACAACACTGGAAATGCGTCTCTCAAAGGTGGGAGAAGCACTAGAATTGCCACAAGACGAAATTATCCGCACGCCAAGGGCTGTGGACTCCATGTATGTGGTTCTTACAAAGGTCAAGCCATGATTGAAAATATCACCGAAAATTTATCCACCGACATTGCAGCCACCGAGCCAATGGATGACATGGAACTGCAAAGCATCATCACGCAAGACCTGACCGATGCCATCAGCTATGTTGACAGTGATCTGTCACCCACACGCGCCAAGGGGACTGAATACTATCGCGGTGATTTATTCGGCAATGAGGTCGAAGGCAACAGCAAGGTGGTGGCCATGGAGGTGCGGGACACTGTCTCGGCCATGCTGCCAAGCCTGATGCGGGTTTTCTTTAATTCTGAGAATGTGGTCGAGTTTGCCCCCCGTGGACCAGAAGATGTGAAGATGGCCCAGCAGGCGACCGACTACGCAAACTATGTTTTCCAGAACGACAACAACGGGTTTTTGACCAGTTATGCCATCTTTAAAGATGCCCTGGTCAGGAAATGCGGCATAGCCAAATTCTGGTGGGAAGATGAGGAGAAGGTCCGGATTGAAGAGTACACCGGCCTCGATGACCAGACCCTAGAGATGCTAATGCAAGAGCCTGGTGGCGAGGTCAAGATCATTACGTCTTACCCTGACCCAAGCATTGATGAAATGCAGATCAGCACTGTGGACCCAATGACTGGCCAGCCGGTTATGGCCCCACCCGCCATGGTCCATGATGTGCAAATCAAGCGCATCACAAAGGATGGCCGGATCAGGATCATGGCCGTGCCACCAGAGGAGTTATTGCTGGACAGACGCGCCAGATCGTTTGACGATTCGACCATCATTGCCCACCGGCAAATGGCCACCATGGCTGACTTGTTGGCCATGGGCTATGACCAAGATGAGATTGAAGAGAATCTGTCAACGACAGACTTGGATAGCAATGACGAGTATTTAGCGCGTCAGCCACTGTCCACCACATTTGGAACAAATGACGCTGCCAACCCGATGATGCGCAGAGTGCTGTACATCGAGGCTTATTCCCGTGTGGACTTTGACAATGATGGCATTGCAGAGCTGCGCAAGGTCTGCTGCATGGGTGGTGGTTATAAGGTGGTGCGCAATCTGCCGGCCAGCTACATTCCATTTGCTGACTTTCCCTGTGACCCAGAGCCACACACAAGCCCACTTGAGGCTATGTCGATTTTTGACATTACCCGCGACTTGCAAGAGATCAAGTCGGAAATACTCCGAAACACGCTAGACAGTCTGGCCCAGTCAATTCACCCTCGCACAGCGGTGGTCGAAGGCCAAGTCAACATCGATGATGTCTTGAACAATGAGACTGGTGCAATCATTCGCATGAGAGCGCCTGGCATGGTCCAACCCCTGACAACCCCGTTTGTGGGTCAGGCCGCATTCCCGATGATGGAATACATGGACCAGATCAAAGAAGATCGCACCGGCATGAGCAAGGCCGCCATGGGACTGAATGCTGACGCATTGCAGTCAAGCACTAAAGCAGCTGTGAATGCAACGATCAATGCCAGCCAAGGCCGGATTGAACTCACAGCACGCATTCTGGCTGAAGGCATGAAAAAGCTATTCAAGGGCATTTTGTTCTTGGCCACAACGCACCAGGACAAAGCCCGAATGGTGCGAATGCGCAATGAGTGGGTGCAGATCGATCCAAGGTTCTGGGATGTGTCGATGGATGCCAACATCAATATTGCCTTGGGCAATGGCGACACCAATGAGAAACTGCAAGCGCTGATGATGATCATGTCCAAGCAAGAGCAAATCTTGCAGCAGCTTGGCCCAACCAATCCATTAGTCACGCCACAGCAATTCAGTAATACCCTGCGCAAAATCGTAGAGTTATCTGGGTTCAAAGATTCAACGAGCTTTTTCCAGAATATCCCTGCTGACTACCAGCCGCCAACACCAACACCAAAACCATCACCCGAAGAGGTGCTGGCCCAAGTGCAGGCCGAGTCCATCAAGGCCGACATCCAAAAGAAAGCAGCCGAGCTTGAACTCAAGCGCCAGCAGATGATCATGGATGACGATTTAAACCGCGACAAAATGGCTCAAGATTTGTATCTCAAAAAGTACGAAATTGAGCTAAAGTACAAGTCACAGATTTCTACAGCCGAAATTGATGCGGCACAAAGTATTGATCGTGAAGCAATGCGTCAGCAGGCGCTCTTGGCCCAGCAGCAGGCGGCACAGTTTGTGTCCCAGCCGCAGCCACCAGCGCCTGAGATGATGCCCCCATCAACCTTTCAAGGAATGGCACAGTAAGTGACAAACGAAGACCAGGTAAATAAAGGCCGAAAGGCCAAGCAGCTGCTAGAGGATGAAACCCTCAACACTGCAATTGCAAAATTGGAAAACGACCAACTTTGGGCATTTCGATCATCGAAACCCGAAGAGTCTGCGAGGCGCGAGACAGCGTGGTGTATGTTGCAGGCCATTGACGGCCTAAGACAAGAGTTGATCAAGATGATGGACAACGGAAAAATTGCACAGAACGCTATCAGCAAATCACAGAAAAATCTAATTTAAGAAAATACTATGGCAGAAATACAAGCAATGAATGTGGCCGATGCGGCCAGTGCTATCTCAGCAATGTTAGCCCCCGAACAGGGACAAGCAGAACTTGATGAGACGCAGCCAGTCGAGGAGTCCGAAGAGGACACCGAGACAGCGGCCTCTGGAGAGGATGACTCTGGTGTGGAAGACGCGCTAGATGAAGAGACTTCAGAGGAACAGTCCGAAGAAGAGGAAGAGCAAGAAGAGGGCGAACAGCCACAGACTTTCACTGTCAAAGTTGACGGCAAGGAAGTTTCTGTCACGCTAGACGAACTCCAGAAGGGCTACTCCAGGACTCAGGACTACACCCGTAAAACGCAGCAGATTGCCGAGGTGCGAAAGCAAGCCGAGGCAGAGACGTATGCAGTACGGGCCGAGCGTGAGCAATACGCTCAATTGTTGGGAGCATTGCAAGCCCAACTTCAGTCTTCAGAGCCTCAAGTCGATTTGGAGCGCCTCTATCACGAGGACCCTATCGAATGGGTGAGGCAAAAGGAAGTCATGCGGGAGCGACAAGAGAAATTAGGTGCTATTCAGTCCGAACAGCAACGACTCTCTCAAGTGGCCCAGCATGAACAGCAGCGCGCCATGGAAGCCCAACTTGCCAGCCAGCAAGAAGCTCTATTGGCAGCCTTGCCCGATTGGAAAGACCCCAAGAAGGCAAAGGCCGAGAAGGCGCTGGTGATTGAGTCTGCGAAGGCAGCAGGCTTTACCGATGAAGACTTGAAGAGCGTTTACGACCACCGCCTGGTTTTACTGCTGCGCAAAGCAGCACTGTTTGACCAGATGGTAAGTAAACGCCAAGGCATTAAGCCTGTGGTGAACAATGGCCCACGAACAGCCAAGCCTGGTGCAGCTGGTCGGGTTTCGACAACAACTGAGAGTATGCGAGCAAAGCAGCGTCTTGCTAAAACTGGTCGCATCGATGATGCGGCTTCTGCAATTGAACTCTTATTGAAATGAGGAAATTATGGCGATCGTAAGTAACACGTTCTTGAGCTACTCAGCCAAGGGCATCCGCGAAGACTTGAGCAATATCATCACAAATATTGCACCCGAAGAAACCCCTTACATGAGCAACATTGGCCGTGAAAACGTGTCCAATGCTTTGTTCGAGTATCAGACTGATACATTGGCCGCAGCCGCTGCCAATGCACAGCTTGAGGGTGACGATGTCGCATCGTTTGACGCTGTGACTGCAACTGTGCGTATGCAAAACTATGCGCAGATTTCACGCAAGACAATCATCTTGTCAGCCACTGAAGAAGTGGTCAACAAGGCAGGCAGGCGCTCAGAATTAGCCTACCAAATTTCTAAAAGGGCGAGCGAGCTAAAAAGAGACCAAGAATTTGTCATGCTCAATGGCGGCATTGCTGTCGCTGGTGACTCGACAACTGCCCGTGTGACTGCTTCTTTGGGTGCGTTTATCAAGACGAACACAGACAAGCAGACCAATGGTACTGATCCATCTTATACAACGCTGCCAAACAGCGCCCGTACAGATGGCAATGTGCGCACATTCACTGAAACCATTCTCAAGAATGTGATTCAGAAAGTGTGGACACAAGGTGGTACACCTAAGATTTTGATGTGCGGTCCTGTTAACAAGCAGCGCGTGTCAGGCTTCTCTGGTATTGCCTCAAGCCGTTTCAACATTGATGGTGGTGCAAAGCCTGCCACATTGGTCGGGGCCGTTGACATTTATGTCAGTGATTTCGGCAATGTGCAAGTGATTGCAAACCGCTTCCAGCGTGAGCGTGATGCATGGGTGATCGATCCTGACTACGCCAAGATGACTGTGCTGCGCCCTTACCAGCAAGTCGAATTGGCCAAGACTGGCGATGCTGAAAAGCGTATGCTGATCGTGGAGTGGGGTCACAAGGTGACTTCTGAGCTGGCCCATGGTTTGGCCGCTGACTTGATCACTTCTTAATCGAAGGTAAACGGAAAGGGCCAGGGAAACTTGGCCCTTTTTTTAAAGATGATTCACAAAAGACTATTTAGCGAAAACAAAGAACAAGGCATCAAACGAATCTGGCATGAAAACCCAGAGACTGGCGATGTGACCATTGAGACCCAACAAGATGTGACTGCCGTTATCGAGGCCAACAAGGCCATCTATAACGCTGTAGACGAGAAAGCCAACTGGACCGGTGAGTGGCACTTGGTGGCATCCATCCCCGAATCCCTTTATTACAAGATGAAGGCCGAGGGCAAGATCGATGACCAGGAGTACATGAAACGCTGGTTAAACTCAAGCGAAAATCAATTTTTTAGAACTCGCCCTGGGAAAGTATGAACTACATTGCTGTATGCACACCGGCCCGTGATCAGGTCCACACCAACTACACATATTGTTTAGTAAACATGGTGGCCTATCACACACTCAACACCACAGACGCTATCAGTCTGAAATTGATGCAAGGCACGATCATCCAAAACCAAAGGGCTGACCTTTGCTTGGATGCCATGAAAGAAGGCTGCACACACATTCTCTTCATTGACTCGGACATGACATTCCCACAGGACATGGTCCAGCGGCTCTTGAAGCACGACAAAGAGATTGTGGCTGCCAACTGTGCCAGACGCAGAATGCCAACCGGCCCAACGGCCCAGAACTATGATGAGAACGGCAAGCGCCAGGCGGTCTACACCATGCCAGATTCCACTGGAATCGAAGAGGTGGGAAGCATTGGAACGGGCATAATGCTGATCAAGCGCGAGGTGTTTGAGGGCATGAGTGAGCCATGGTTTGATATGCCGTGGCAGACCACCAGAGGCTACATGGGTGAGGATGTGTTTTTTTGTAAGAAAGCTCAAGAGCTAGGTTACAAGGTCTACATCGACCATGATGTCTCAAAGGAAATTGGCCACATTGGCACTTTTGAATTTCGCCATGAACACACTTGGATTGTGAAAGAGGAAATGGAAAAAGAGGCCCAATAATGGCACTGACTACATACGCGGAATTAAAGACATCCATTGGTGACTGGCTCAACCGAGCCGACCTGACTGCTGTCATTCCTGACTTTATCTCTTTGGCCGAGGCACAAATAGAGCGAACACTGCGCACCAGGCAGATGATCGTCAGGGCCAATGCGTCTTTTGATGCGCAATATGGCGCTGTGCCTGCTGACTTTTTGGAGACCAAATCCCTCAAGCTCACAAGCACAAACCCCCAAACACCATTGCAGTTTTTAAGCATTGATGCCTTGGACAATGAGATGACCAAGTACACGGCCAGCGGCAAGCCCAAATTCTTTGGCATTGTTGGTGGCCAGTTTAGGATTGTCCCAACACCAGATGCAAACTACACCACTGAGCTGACCTATTACGCAAAGTTGTCAAAGTTATCAACTAGCAACACGACTAATTGGCTTTTGACATCAAACCCCGACATTTATCTGTATGGTGCGCTATTACAGGCTGCACCATACTTGCAAGATGATGCGAGAATCCAAGTGTGGGCGACACTCTATGAGCGAGCCTTGAATGATTCACAAACTGCCGATGATCGAAGTGCATCTTCTGGTGGTGCATTGCTGACCCGTGCGAAGACTTTTGGATAAGGACTGATATGTCATCTTTTACCGACTACACCGAAAATCTAGTTTTAACTTACTTGCTGACCACAGGCTCTGTCACGCGCCCCACGGCTTGGTATGTTGGCCTCTTCACGGCTGCACCGAGCGACACTGGTGGCGGCACTGAGGTGTCTGGCAGCGCCTATGCGCGAGTGGTGACTGGCACGATCACTGTCTCCGGCACAAGCCCCACAAACGCAACAAACGCAGCGGCCATCGAGTTTGCGGCTGCCTCTGGCGGTAACTGGGGATCAATTGGCTGGGCCGGCATCTTTGATGCAAGCACTGGCGGCAATCTTTTAGCCTGGGCAGCGCTCACAACTGCACGCACCATCAATGATGGCGATGTGCTGCGCATCCCAGCTGGCGACCTTGATGTCACATTGACATGACATGGCAGCCTATGGTCTTGGCCCGTATGGACAAGGGAATTATTCCTATGGCGTAAGCCTTGGAGCAGTTACCCTTGCAGCCACCAGCACGGCTGCAATCAATGGACAGCGCGTCTGCATAGGCGCGTTTTCTGTTTCTGCCTCTAGCACAGAGACAGTCAGCGCCAATGTAGTCAAGACAGCATCATTCTCGGTTTCAGCCTCTAGCACTGCCACAGTTGCTGCACAGCGCATTGCCATTGGCGCGGCCACGGCCACAAGCGCCAGCACCATGGCCGCCAATGCGGTGCGGTATGCCATAGGTGCATCGACACTTGCGGCAAGCTCTAGCGCCAGCTTTGCAGCCAGGCGAGTGGCAATTGGGGCATTTGCCTCAGTCGATGTCAGCACCATGGCGGTGGCGGCCATCAGGGTCCCACTGATTCAAATCCTGATTGAAGACTTTGGTGTGATGACTGTGGCCACCAAGGTGGTGCTGCGCGGATCAGTGCTGATTGCAGCCGAATCTGGCATGACAATTAACGGCCAGAGAAGACAAAGCACGCCAATCAATTTCACTTGCCAGTCATCTATGACTGTCGATGGCAATCTAAAATGGGTGGCAGAGTCTGACACGGCAGAAACATGGAATGCAATCTCTGACAATTCAGAGACTTGGACACCGATCACAGACACATCAGAAACATGGGATGCAATTGCTGACAGCAGTGAAACTTGGACTGCAATTGCGGATAATAGCGAAACATGGCAAATAGCCGCATAGGAGCATTAAATGGCAGATTCCACGACAACCAACCTATTACTGACCAAGCCAGAGGTTGGAGCCTCAACAGATTCTTGGGGAACAAAGATCAATAGCGATCTGGATTCAATTGACGCATTGTTTGATGCAGGCCCATTGCTCAAGGTCACTAAAGGTGGCACTGGTGTTGGCACAAGCACAGGCTCTGGCAACAATGTTTTGTCAACAAGCCCTACCCTAGTTACTCCTATTCTAGGAACACCCACTAGCGCAACCTTAACAAACGCTACAGGTCTTCCTATTGCTACAGGTGTATCAGGTCTGGGTACTGGTATTGCTACTGCTCTAGCGGTTAATACAGGCTCTGCTGGTGCGCCAGTATTGTTCAATGGTGCATTGGGTACACCCTCTAGCGGTACTGCAACCAACTTAACTGGTTTGCCTTTGACAACTGGAGTGACAGGAACACTACCTACTGCAAATGGCGGTACAAACCTAACATCATTCACATCAGGCGGTGTGGTTTACGCATCTAGTTCTAGTGCATTGGCTACTGGGTCTGCGCTTAACTTTGATGGGGCTAATTTGGGTATTGGCGCATCACCCGCACAAACACTTCATGTAAAAACATCAACAGCGGCAACACCAATTACTTTGGGTGTGTTGTCAAACTCAACTACATTGCCAGCGTTGTCATTTAATGGTGCATACGCATCTACCACAATGGCAGGAACATACAGTTTGACAGGAAGTCTTTACAGAACTGTCCCTAGTGGTGCGGCACAGTATTTTTCAATTGCAAATGCTATCAAATTAACACTCGACTCCTCAGGCAATCTAGGCTTGGGAGTTACTCCGGACACATGGACAGACCTTGTACCTGCTTTTCAACTTGGCAATGCTTTTTTATGTGCTTTTGCAGCAAATCCTTATTCTGCTCAAGGCGCAAATGCTTACTACAACTCAGGATGGAAATATAGAACTACTGCCGCAGCATCTGTGTATCAGCAAAATGGTGGGGAGCATTCTTGGTCTAGTGCCGCATCAGGAACAGCAGGAAACGCTGTCACCTTTACTCAGGCGATGACTCTTAATGCAAGTGGTGGATTGGGCATAGGTGAGACTTCTATTGCATCAGACACACGGCTACACCTTAAACACACTACCGACAATTGCCTTTTAAAGATTCAATCGTCTTTTGGTTCTATTCTTCGTTTAACCAATGGTGGTGGCTCTGAAGTAAGCACAATTGATGTTACTGGTAACAACGTACTTACTTTTCAAACAGGCTCAACAGAACGAGCCAGAATAGACTCTAGCGGTAACTTGCTGGTGGGGACTACGACAAAATCTGGCAAGATTACTTCCTATGTCTCAGGCGACACCAATGTTTTTATAGACACTGATGGGGATGCTTGGGGACTTATCAATCGGCAAACAAATGCAGGGACACAAAACTTTATTTTATTCCGATACGGGGCAACAACTATTGGCTCTATTTCTGGCAATAACACAGCAACAGCCTATAACACTTCATCTGACTACCGCCTAAAGAACACAATCGCCCCAATGACAGGCGCATTGGCAAAAGTGGCATTGCTTAAACCTTGCACTTACAAGTGGAATGCTGATGGCTCTGATGGAGAGGGTTTCATTGCTCACGAATTGGCAGAGGTTGTGCCTAATGCGGTTACTGGTGCAAAAGATGCAGTAGATGCAGATGGAAACATTAAGCCACAAGGCATTGACACATCATTCTTAGTGGCTACATTGACTGCGGCTATTCAAGAACTAAAAGCAGAATTTGATGCCTACAAAGCATCACACCCATAATCTTTAAAAGGAAAATATCATGACTACTACTTGGACTATCTCAACTCTTGAGCGTGAAACCTCAAATGGCTTTGTAACTGTTGCCCACTGGCAAGCCACAGCAGTAGATGGAGACTACACAGCCTCTATCTATTCAACTTGCTCATGGGCTGATGGCACACCAACGATTCCCTATGCAGAACTCACACAAGAAACTGTGCTTGGATGGGTATGGGCTAATGGGGTTGATAAACAAGCAACAGAAGATGCTCTGGCGGCTAATATTGCTTTGCAAAAGAACCCTGTAACTGCTACTGGCACACCTTGGAGTGCAGCATGAATTTGAATCTTGAAGTTAATGAAGTGCAATTCATTTTGCAGACTCTGGGTCAGCTGCCATCATCCAGCGGTGTCTGGCCATTGATCGTCAAGGTCAAAGAGCAAGCAGACGCGCAGCTTGTCAAAGAAGCGCCAGCTGCTGAGTGATCATGGATGCAGATATTGACAAAAGGCTTGCCGTGCATGAGGCGATCTGTTTAGAGAGATACAACAACATTGATCGGTCACTGCGCGATGGGGACAAGCGCATGACCAAGATTGAATACCTTTTGTATGCGGTGATCATTGCGGTCTTGTTTGGACCAGGTGTCGCTGCCGAATTCGTCAAAAAAATATTCGGGCTATGAGAGACTGGGCCGTGGCAATCATTGCTGCGGCCTTGCTTGTTCTGACCATTGCATGGTCTTTTTTTGTCATCATTTTGTTTTGGCCATGATTTATGCTCTGGTCCTATTAGCGGCCATCGAGTACAGATGCGTCAAGTGGACATGGACCGGTGATGTCTACAATCGGAGGGTTGTCTGCATCAAGTGGGAAAAGGTTGAGAAAAAATGATCGATCCAATCAGCGCATTAGAAGGTCTGCAAAGTGCTATCAGCATGGTCAAGAAGGCCAGCAAGGTTGCCAATGATCTAGGCGGTCTCGCTCCAATGATTGGCAAGATGTTTGATGCCAAGAGTACAGCCACCAAGGCCCTGCTTGATGCTAAGAAAAACAAAGGCTCAAACATGGGGCAAGCGCTCCAGATTGAGATGGCACTGGAGCAGGCCAGAGCCTTTGAGGAAGAGTTAAAAATGCTCTTTATGACCACAGGCAAGGTCGATGTCTGGAACAAGATCAAGGCCCGTCAGGACCAGATGGACATCGATGACGCGAGAGAGCTGCGGTCTTTAGAGAAGGCAGAGAAGGCGGCCAAAAAGAAAGAAGAAGAGATGAATGAGCTGGCCATGATCATTGGCGGTGTGGCTTTTGTTTTGTTCCTGGTCGGTATTGGTATCTATGAACTCATGGAGTTTTGTGCAACTACCAAAAGGTGTGGTCGGTGAATGAGTACCAGAAGACCTTTGACCTATGCCTCAAGATATTCGTTTACGGGTGTGTGGCATTATGGTTTCTTGGCTTCTTGAAGTTTTTGCCGGATGACTTATCTGACAGAATTGTCAATTTACTGCTGGGCAGAGTAGGATTGGGAAAATGAGATATCTATTGCTTCTTTTACTGCTGACTGGCTGCGAAGATCGTTATCGATACAAGTGCCAGAATCCTGACCATTTCCATGCACCAGAGTGTCAGAAGCCAAAGTGCTTATTTACCCAGATGTGTCCAGAATACTTGGTCGCACCCATCTTGGACAAAAAGATTGGTGATGTCCAACCACAAGAGGAAGCCAAAAAATGAAACTTTCTGAAGTTAAAAGCACAGAGGAAACGATTGAGCTTCTGAAAGTTTATGGGTGGCTTTTTGCAGTGGTTGTTGTCATGCTTGTCTTTGGCTTCACAGTCTTTGCAATGCTCTATTCTGTAATTTTTGTGACCCAACCAATCAAATCAATGGCCCCGATTGACAGTGCTTTTACCAAGCTCTTAAATGACGTTGTGCTTTTATTGGTTGGAAGTATCAGCACATTGATTGGTATGTTTGCCATCAACAAAGGCGCTAAATCATTTGCTGGAAGAATGAATCCAACGCCACCCATGGGCCAGTGCATAGGCCAGCCCATGCAAGGCTATGGCCAGCAATACGGCTACAGCAACAATCACGGCTTTAACGCAAAGACCAACGGCATCCCATCTCAGCCATTTGGTGCAATGCCCACTTGGACCAACCCAGAGCTTGATGAGTCATGGACTCCTGGTCCACCACCAGACACGCCACCGGACCATCTTGAGGATGACCATGAGCGCATTCAACTGGCAGCTGCCAGACAGGAGTCAGAATAATGTTTGGAATACCACTCCCTTGGATTGCATTTGCTGTGGGCATTGCCCTGCTTGGCTCATACAAAGGCGGCTATCACTATGGATGGACAGACAGGGACAATGACATGAAGCTGGCCATTGCCCAAAAGAATGAAGAGGCCAGAGCCAAAGAGGCAGAGCTTGGCACTAAATTGATTGATCAGGAAACGAAACTCAGAAAGGCCCAAGATGATGTCAAGAAAAAACAGTCTGCTATGCATGAGCTTGCTCGCACTGGCCGGCTGCGCCTCCCCACCGCCAGTTGTCCACAAGCCAGTCCAAGTGCCACCATTGCCACTGGAAATCCACAACCCAGCCAGCCCGATGAAAGCGAACTTGAGCGACAGACTATTGCAACTCTTATCGACCTCGCAGCCGAAGGAGACAAAGCCATCACCAAGCTCAACGCCTGCGTCAGCGCCTACGAAGAAGTAAGGAGAATTGTCAATGGTCAATAGCGATCAACTGGCCAAGCTGCACATTGGCCCAGAGTGGGTCGATGCGCTCAACGGAACATTCCAGCGCTTTGACATTTCAACGCCATTGCGCCAGGCTGCCTTTATCGGCCAGTGTGGCCATGAGTGTGGTAATTTCAGAATCCTTGAAGAGAACTTGAACTACAGAGCCGAGGCTTTGCAAAAGCTCTGGCCAAGGCGCTTTGATGCGGCCAAGGCCCAGATGTGTGCCAAGAATCCCAAGCTCATTGCCAACACTGTCTACAGCAGCCGAATGGGCAACCGAGATGAGGCCAGTGGGGATGGGTACAGATTTAGAGGCCGAGGATGCATCCAGCTCACAGGGTCTGCGAACTACCACCATGCTGGCAAGGCGCTGGGTGTGGACCTGATCATGCAGCCGGAGCTGGTGGCCACGCCCCAGTATGCTGCGCTGACTGCCGGCTGGTTCTGGGACACCCACAAGCTCAACCAGTATGCAGACAATCAAGACTATAAGACCATGACCAAAAAGATCAATGGCGGGTTCATAGGTTTAGACGATAGGATCAAACACATCAACCATGCCCTGTCTGTCCTGACATAATTAGCCATGGCCACCAAGCAGCAACAATTAGAGACTCCATCGATACCGAGTCTGGGTTTCCCCCCAGAGGCGTATGAGCGCAGGCACTTGAATGAGAACTACAGTGCCTTGAATGGATACTTCAGAAAACTGACTACAGTGCTGGGGTCTCTGTTTGGACCCAAGGGTGGCAAGTTTATGAATAACCCCCATGGGGCATTTCAAGACTCAACCGACCAAACGGCTGCCAACACCACCACGGCCTATGCGATCACATTTAACACCACAGACTTTTCCAATGGCGTGACAATTGCCAGTGGGTCCAGAATCACTGTGGCCGATGCCGGAATCTGGAACTTGCAGTTTTCCATTCAGTTTACAAACACAACAAATGCGTCTCAAGATGTGGATGTCTGGTTTCGGGTCAATGGCACAAATGCGGCAAACTCAAACAGCAGATTCGGCTTTGCACCCAGAAAAGGTGCTGGCGACCCGTATCACACCATTGCAGCCATGAATTACTTTTTGAGCTTGAATGCCAATGACTATGTTGAGATAATGTGGAGGACAACCGATGTCGGTGTCTCGATTGAGCAATACCCTGCCGGAACAACCCCCACACGGCCAGCAGTCCCATCAGCCATTGTCACAATGAGCTTTGTCTCAAACATTACCTAAACACTGCCATGTACATACCCCTCAAACTCCCCCCAGGCATTTACAGAAACGGCACTGAGTACCAGGCGGCTGGCCGGTGGTATGACGCAAATCTGGTGCGCTGGTACGAGAATACTTTGCGGCCCATGGGTGGGTGGAGAAAGCGCTCATCGACCCAGATCAGCGGAATGTGCCGAGGCTTCTTGAGCTGGCGCGACAATAGCGCGACACGTTTTACCGGCATTGGCACGCACACCAAGCTCTATGCCATGAGCGAGTCTGGCACGATCAAGGAAATCACCCCGACTGGTTTTACAGCCGGTGTGGCTGATGCCATTGTCAAGACGGGCTACGGCTACAGCGACTATGGCAAATTCAGCTATGGTGTGGCCAGACCCGATTTGGGTGCAATCACTCCGGCCACCACATGGTCAATGGACACATGGGGCCAGTATTTGATTGCCTGCTCCAATGCAGATGGCAAGCTCTATGAGTGGCAACTGGGTTTCACAACCCCCACACTCGCAGCTGTCATCACCAATGCCCCAACGAGCAACAAGGCGGTCATGGTGACTGCCGAGCGCATCATGTTTGCCCTTGGCGCTGGTGGAAACCCACGCAAGGTCCAATGGTGCGACCAAGAGAACAATACAGTCTGGACACCGGCAGGCGACAACCAGGCAGGCGACTATGAGCTTGCAACGCCTGGCACTCTCATTGCCGGCAAGCGGGTCAAGGGTATAAACCTCTTGTTTACCGATGTCGATGTCCACACGGCCCAGTATGTTGGCGCGCCATTTGTCTATGGCTTTGAGAAGGCCGGCTCTGGCTGCGGTCTCATTTCAGCCCAGGCAGTGGCTGCCATTGACACTGCTGCCATTTGGATGAGCAAGGCAGGCTTTTGGATTTATGACGGATATGTCAAGCCACTGCCAAGCGATGTGTCCGACTATGTCTTTGGCAATATGAACTTCAATCAGTCATCCAAGGTCTATGCGGTCCACAACAGCCAATATGGTGAGATTTGGTGGTACTACCCAAGCAGTGGCAGCAATGAGAATGACAGCTACTGCACTTTCAACTACAGAGAAAACCACTGGAACATAGGCACATTGGCCAGAACTGCTGGCACTGATGCCGGAGTGTTCACCAACCCCATGGCCGTGTCCACCGATGGTTATGTCTATGAGCATGAGGTTGGCTTTGCTTATGACAGCGCCAGCGTCTACGCTGAGTCTGGGCCAGTGCAATTGGGCAATGGCGACAACATCATGTCGGTCAGGCAAGTTGTGCCAGATGAGCAGACGCTGGGTGAGGCGGTGGTTTCATTCAAAACCCGAAATTACCCCACTGGCACACAATCCACATTTGGGCCATACACGGCAGCCAACCCAACTGATGTCCGGTTTGCAGCGCGTCAGGTCAATGTGAAGGTGACTGGTGCGGTATTGGCCGACTGGCGAATTGGGGTGATGAGGCTCGATGCAGTCCCAAGTGGAAAGCGATGAGTGACCAAGAACATTTGGAGAGGCTACGCCACCATGTGGAGGCGGCATTAGAATACTCTGGAGGCACACATAATTTTGACGATGTCACTGAGATGGTCGAGGGTCACAGATTACAGCTGTGGCCGGCCAAGGACTCGGTGGTATTGACAGAGATCATTGTCTACCCACGACTGAAGTGTTTGCATTACTTCTTGGCTGGTGGCGACCTAGATGAACTCTCAAGGATGAGACCATTGATCGAATCCTGGGGCAAATCAATTGGTTGCACCAGGGTGACTTTGGCAGGCCGTAGAGGCTGGGCAAAGACATTTTTAAAAGACGAAGGTTACAGTCCACAATGGTCTGTAATGGCAAAGGAACTTTAGGGGATACATATGGCAATTTCAGCAGCACTGAATTACGCGCTCAATAACGGGATGACCCAAGAGCAGTATTACAAACAAATCTTTGATGCGTTTGCAAAGGCTCAGGCTCAAGGTTTGAGCGATGCCCAGATTGAAATTGGCATGAATCAGTATGGCATCAGCGCTGGCGACCTTGCAAGGGCCACTGGCGTAACGCCTGAGAGTGTGCAGGCTCGCATGGAAGCGGCAGCGCCAACAACTGAGGCTGACTTGGCCTATGAACGAGCAGCCCAAGCAGAATTGGCTGCAAGACAAAGACAAGAGCAAACAAGGCTTGCGTCATTGCTTGAGACCACACCAGTGGTCACAACTCCAACTGTAGTGACACCTCCTGTCACAACAACTCCGGTGGTGACTCCACCCACTGTGGTGACTCCACCCACTGTGGTGGCTCCCCCTGTAGTGACAACGCCAGTGGTCAAGCCTCCGGTGGTCACTCCTCCTGTCGTTAAGCCACCAGTTACGCCTCCAGCCACCAATACGGCATTGAATGCCCAGCTTGAAAAAGCATACAAGGATGGTGACATTGCCTTGCTCAATAGTCTGTTGGCACAGAATCAGGTGACATCAGCGCAAGCAAAGAATATGTTTAACCTGACAGATGCTGACTTGTCATGGATTCAGAACAATGCCGGTGGCAAGTTTTACACGCCAACAACGGCAGCGCCTGGTGCGAACATGGGCATTGGCGGCTCATTCGCTAATTTTCAGTCCATCCCCATTGGCGCTCAATTTAACCCTGCCGTGACAGCTGGTGGTGCATCCCCATACTCTCAGATCATGGGCCAGATGAAGCCATTCCAAAACCCTTATCAGAACTTTGTGGCCAACACGCCAATGGGTGGATATGACCCAGGGCTGTATGACCGCATTGAGGCTGCCAATCTGGCCAAGGCTCAAGCTGACGCTGAAATTGCAAGGCTTGGTGGAATACCTGTTTCTAGTGCTGGTGGCAGTGATGCCGGTGGTGGTGGTGTTGGCGGTACTGGTGGTGTTGGTGGTGCTGGTGGCCCTGCGTCTACGACAGCGGCAAACGCAGCGGATATGGGCGCTGTTGGTGATGATGGTGATGATGGTGGTGACTTGGCCCGTGGCGGCTATGTCCATGGCGGCCTCATGTTTGGCCCCAACCCTCCTGGTCCAGATGATGGCGCTGTCAATCTTGATATGGGCGAATATGTAATCAGGAAGTCTTCAGTCAATAAGTATGGCCGTGGACTCTTGGACATGATCAATGAGGGCAAAGTGCCTGCCAAGAAAATGAAATCTTTACTCGGATAAGGTGGCGATATGTCAAAAGGTGGAACAACTACATCAACAAGCTCCATTGATCCTCAGATCAAAGAAGCATTCTTGGCCAACTTTCAGCAGGCCCAAGGGGTCGCTGGCGCTTTGCCGACTCAGCAGTTTGCAGGGTACAACCCTTTGTACCAGGCAGGCGAGGAGGCTCTGGTCAACACGGCCTTGGCTGGCCCAGGCATCACTGGCACTGACTTGGCAGCTCAAATGGCCGCTTATGGCGGTGTCTATCAGCCCAGCCAGATCACAGCGCAGAAAACCAATCTGGGCCTTGGACAAGGTCCAGGCACTATTGGCTCTTACATGAATCCCTTTTCAGAGATGGTGCGCAAGAACGCATTGGCTGACCTTGAGTCTTCACGCCAGACTGCCATCCAGCAGATGGGTGAGCGTGCCAACGCTGCCAAGGCTTTTGGTGGATCACGCCAAGGTGTGGCCGAGAGCTTGACCAATCTTGGCTTTGCCAAGCAGGCTGGCAACCTTGGGGCAACATTAAACGAGCAAGCATTCAATCAGGCCATGGCCGCGCAGCAGGCCGACATTGGCCGGATGTCAGCAGCCGACATCGCCAATCAGCAAGCAGGCTTGCAAGGTGCGCAATTGCGACTAGGCGGTGCAAGCCAGCTAGGCAATTTGGCTGCACAGCAACAAGCATTGCGTCTTGGTGGCGCTCAAGCGGTCATGGGCGCTGGCGGTGCGCGTCAGGCCCAAGAGCAGCAACAAATGGATGCAATCCGAAACATTGGCCTCCAGCGTCTTGGTGTGGTCCAGTCTTCACTCGGTGCGCAGCCTGCCAACCTCGGCCAAGTGGCGACAACCCCATACAGTCAGAATGTCGGTGCTGGCCTATTAGGCGGTGCATTGGCTGGCTCTCAATTGGCTGGTGTGGCCGGCCTCACTGGTGGCACTGGTGCAGCTCTTGGTGCATTGGCATCCCTGATCTAACATGAGAAACACTCCGACTCCAGAGCCACAACGCTACGCTGACGCGCAGCTCATGGCTTTGCTTGATCCATCAAGCAAGCGTGACACCATCCTGATCACGCCTGGATCACCAATGCCATCTCGCATCCCTGACGGGTTGACAGTGGCTGAAACCAGCCGAGGCATTGTGATCACCAGTGACCCAGCAAAGGTCAAGATCATTGACCAAGGGTCTGAAAAAGATGTGGGCATGGCGCTCTTTGGCTATGCATACGATCAGGCCAAAGGCTTTGACAATGTGGCGGTGGCCATGGATAGAAACAGAACACCGGTGGCAGAACTGGCCATCAAGCCTGGTCAAGAAAGACAGGCTATGCGTGCGGCATCTTTGCTTGCACCAGATACAGGATCAACTAACATGATGAGCAGAGGCGATGTGGTCAGCACACGCCTCAAAGGTTTATTGGATTAAGGTGGAAATATGGCGACTCAATTTGATTTTGCAAATCTAGGCAATTTATTTGGCGGTGGCGGCGTGCCAACTGGGCTTGATGCATTGCTGACAGAAGATCAGCGCAAGCTCTTGGGCCGTAATGCTGCGCTGTCAGCAGCCGGTGCATTGCTGCAAGCCAGTGGCCGAAGTGCAGTGCCAATCAGCATGGGCCAAGCACTTGGATCAGCTTTGCAGGCGGGCCAGCAAGGTTATCAGCAAGCCCGTGCCAGCTCTTTTCAAGATTTGCTTTTGGCTGGAAAGCTGAAAGAGATGCAGCGACTTGGGCAGTATCAAACGGCCTTGACTGGAGCGCCCCAAGCAGCAGAGTCTGCGCAACCAATGGAGCCATTAACGGCAGCACAGGCAAGCCTGCTTAGTCAGACTGCACCCATCAGTGCGGCTGGCCGTGTTGGGCCAAGTCCAGAAAGAGCGCAGTTAATGGATCAAATCCAAGCGCAACCAACAATAGCGCCAGAGCCTTTGACCGCGACAGAAAAGCGATATAACGAACTGATGCGCAAAGCCGATGTGGCCAATCAGTTTGGAAAATTTGATGATGCAGACAAATTGATGGGTCAGGCTTTAAAGATTAAGCCTCCAGAAAAATACTCTACAACACCACAGTTTGGCAACAGCAAACAAGGCACACCAATTTCATATGTCTTAAGCGAATCAGGCGGCATGAAGTTGTTGGATGTCCAGCGCAGTCCTGAGTTTAACTATCAAGACACTGGCTCTTACATTAGTGTGCGTGACAAAAACACAAACAAGGAACTTGAGCGAATTGCAAAAACTATGAGTCCAGGGGAAGTGGCATCCAATATTGTTGCTCAAGGAAATCTTGGTGTTGCACAAGCCAATTTAGGTGTGGCCCAGGCTGGCCTTGGCTTGCGTCAGCAAGAATTTGCCCGTGGTGCATATCAACTCAAAGAAGGCCCAGATGGTCTGTCTTATGTGCCAACTGCACCAGGCGGCCCAACCATCCCAGTGATGACAGCAGCCGGAACACCATTTGAAGGCGCTGGCTCTAAGCCTACTGAAGACCAAAGCAAATCAGCAGGCTTTGCTTTCCGAATGAAGCAAGCAACGAATATTTTCAATCAGCCTGCTGTAGATAAGACTGGTGAGCCAATCTTGGACCCTAAGACTGGCAAGCCAGTCACACTTGAACAGGCTTATGGTCAGCCAGGTAAGTATCAGGCCATCATGCGTGCCATTCCAAGTGCTGGATTGACAACCGGCTTGGCCAATGTCTCAGAAGATGTTGGCCGTCAGCAGTATCGTCAAGCCCAAGAGAACTGGGTCACTGCTAACTTGCGACCAGAGTCTGGTGCGGTTATTGGTGTGGAAGAAATGGAAAAAGAGATTACTAAGTATTTTCCACAGACCAATGACGCGCCAAAAACCATTGAGCAAAAAGCCCGTGCTAGACGCGACACCGAGCTGGCCATGACTGTCCGAGCTGGTCCAGCTTATAAGCAGATTGAAAAACAATTGGCTGCACGGAATGCCCCAATGGCTGCACCAACTGCTGGTGTGCCTAGACTTGTCAGAGACCCTGCGACCGGCATCTTTCGCTATGTAACGGAGTAAAAAATGGCAGACAAAATTGTTCAAATCCCAAATATTGGGCCAGTGTCTTTTCCAGAAAGCATGACTGATGAGCAGATCATCAAGGCCATTCAATCATTGCAAGCGCCAGCTGCTGCACCAATTACTGCCCCAGCGCCAACTGGCAAAGCCCCAGAGTCTTTTGGAGCCAAAATTCTAAATTCACCAGTGGGTGGTGTCATTCGCGGTTTGCGTGATATTCCAGACGCTGGCGCTCAACTGCTGACTCGCGGCCTAGAAGCTATTTCACCAGCAGGCTCAAGTCTTGAGCAGTTTGCGCAATCAGAGCGCAGAAGGGTTGAAGACATTAATCGTCAGGCTGAACTGGATTACCAGAGAAACATTCGACAAGGTCAAATGCGTCAAGGTGAAATTGATGTAGGCCGAGTCATAGGCAACATTGCAGGCACATTGATCCCATCAACCGCTGCTGTGCGCGTACTTGGTGCAACCACTGCCCCAGTACGGGCCGGAGCAATTACTGGTGCAGTTGGTGGCGCTTTGCAACCCGTGGCCACAACGCCTGGCACAACAACGCCAGAATTCTTTGCGCAAAAAGTTGAGCAAACTGGAGCAGGCACAGCATTTGGTGCAGGCGCTGGATATCTTGGCGGTAAGTTATCCGACATTCTGTTTGGCGCTAAACCACCAGCCATGCCAATGCCTGGACAACCAGGTATTGGTGGCGCTCAAGTCAATGTGACCACAACGCCCACAGCCACAGTCACTGGTGGTGGCATGACTCCTGGTGTTGTTGGGCCAGATGTATCAGCTGGATTGACTGCGGCCCAGCAATCCATCCTTGGCCGTGGCAAAGAAATGGGATTCCGAACAACGCCTGGTCAAGAGACTGGCTCTAGGTCTTTGCAGCAGATGGAAGCTCGAATGGAGTCAAGCCCATTTACTTCTGGACCATTTAACGCAATTAAAGATGCAAACCAAAAGATTCTTAATCGATCCACAGCGCAAGCCATTGGTGTCAATTCTGATGAATTGAGCAATCCAGTCTTGGCCCAGGCACAAAGACAGATCAGCAATGTCTACAAACAAGTGGCCAGCCCAGAAGTCAAAAAGCTAGATGGCAACACCATCCAAACTGGTATTGAGCTGGTCGATAACGCATTTGAAGGTCTGACAACTCAGCCCCTCAAATCAAATATCTTTGTCAAGCAGCTGCAAGACTTGGCGGCCAAGGGTGAAGCTAGTGGCAATCAATTGCAGACCTTGTCATCAAAGATCGGTAAACGTGCCAAAAACGAAATGACCACGGCAATGGGTGATCGTGAGCTTGGCAGCGCTTTATTCCAACTAAAAGAAATGGTCGATGATGCCTTGGCCCAAGGCTTGTCTAAAGAGCAGCAGGCGGCATTCCAGCTGGCCCGTGCCAACTATCGCAACTTGATGACCATCAGGTCCAATCAAGGTGTGGTCAATCCATCGACTGGCAATGTGTCAGGCTTGAATTTAGCCAGTGCATTGACTCGCAAAGACCCACAAGGCTTTGTGTTTGGCTCTAACCAGACACCAATGTATGAGGCCGCTAGATTTGCCCAAGCATTTAAGCCAATTGTTGGCGACTCTGGAACGGCCACAAGGTCCATGGAAGTCAGCCCATTGAGCATGATGTTGGCCGCGCCAACTAATATTGCAGCCCGTGCCTATACGGCCCAGCCAACTGCAAACTTGGCAGCCAGAATGCAGACTGGTGTTGCACCAAGCACTGATGCGGCCACACAAGAACTCTTGAAAAAGATGTTCCCGACAACTGGTGCAGCCGGTTTGATCAGTCTATTGAGCCAGTAATCACTGACCAAAAAACGCGGCCACAAGTGGGTCGCGTTTCACAACCCGTCTTTTCTGCCTGCGTCTGGCCAAGCCAAAGTCTTTGTCATCGGCTGACATTTTTTCGCGGTATTTTTTGATGCGCTCTGAGCCTGGCACAGGCCCAGGGGCAATGACATCATCAGCATCACCCCATGACCACAGAGGCCGCCACTGGCCATTGGCGCTCACTCTGGTGTATCCGCTGATGTAGACCAGCTCATGGCGGTGAAGGTCAAACAGAATCCTCGCAGCACTACGCCTGGCACAAAAGCACAGCTTGGCCAAGTCAAGGTCTGAGAGGTTGCCTTTCTTTTGGAGCGCTGCCTCGATGGCAGGCTCTACACGGGGTTTTAAGCCTCTGGCCATGTGCTGGTCTCCATTCGGGCTTTTAAGCGCTCCAGCATGGTCCTGACAACGTATGCACGGCTTTTAACGTCATTGGGGATTGCATGGCCAAAGACTTCTGGGTGGAGTAAGTCTTTGACCAAGTCGAGGCAGGCATCAAGGGCCGGTGGCAATTCATTTGTCATTTAAAAGCCTCCATGCTGTTGCTGCCACTCTTGGAATTTGTCCATTGCCAATGGCGCTAACCCTGTCCACATAGTCGGCCACCCCATAGTCTTTTCGCCAAATGATGGATGGACTGAGGTCGGGTCTGTTTCGCAAATCCTCAATCCCTCTGACATCTTTGCCCCACGGAAATGGCGTGAATTTAGGAATCTGTTTTTTGATGTCGCATTTGAGTCTGATTTGACTATCGTTGGAAGCGACAATCCAAATTCTGTCTCTTCTATGAACGGCCCCAACATCTTCGCCTCCCAGCACTCCCCATTTCGCATCAAACCCCATTTTGGCCAAGTCTCCAAGAACTCTTCCAAGTCCCCTAGAAGTGAGCATTGGTGAGTTTTCCACGAAAACGAATCCAGGCTGTACTTCGTGAATGATGCGCGCCATTTCTCGCCACATTCCTGATCTTTCGCCATCAATGCCACCCCCCCCCCCCGCTGCGGAGATATCTTGGCATGGAAAGCCGCCAGATACGA